ATTGTAACATAACCTAAATTAACATGAATTTCTTTTACAACACCTTTTGCACCACTTACACCACCAGTAACTGTTTCACCTACTGTAAATTTATCTACTAATGAATCATCAGTATCGGCCGCAAGGTATTGGTATTTGTTTTTACAATATTCTAGAAGTTGAGTAGCACTCATCGGCCAATCATCCCATATATTTTTTATTTGTGGATTAAGTAATAAAAATGTCCAATGATAATCGGGTGTTCCATATAATCTTTGGCTTAATAAATCTGGTCTTTCTCCATCAATAATTTCTACTGTTTGGTAAAACCCTGCATTACTAAGTAGTGCATCAGAAACTTTTGCTTTAGCTGTTAAGTTTTTTAATAAATCTACATTACCTGATCCATCTATATCAATTAAAGTATTATTTATATTACTGAAATACATTAATAACCTCCCTCAACATCGCCTGAATATATTGGAACTATTTCTTTAAGTGTTACACCCAATCCAATTTCGACCGGTGAATTATTTCTTTTAAAAAATGAAGATACATTTGGATTATAAGTAACATTAACTGATTCTATAAAACACGGTGGAATTTGAATCATATCTTTTGCTCCATGAAATGATACAACAACTTCATCAGGAACCACTATTCTTGTTGGACCTTTCTTTGTTGCATGAGCAGATTTTCTAAAAAATTTAATTAATCCTGCAGCCTGATCAGATTCGTATTGATTATCTGGTAATATCGTCCAGTTAAATGTAAATGTTCTTAATGTGGTATTTTCATAAGCTGCAAATTCATTTGGATTGCCTGTTTTACCAAGTGATCTTTGTAGTTCTGTTCCGGCAATATCACCAACAACTCCACCACCAACAGCACTTAATAATGTTGCAGTTCTACCACCCTTTCCTAATTTATCTAATCCATAAGCTCCCGCGGCGGTAATTGCTGCTAATGGTCCAGCATTCAATAAACTTGCAAATTCAAAATCGTTTGCTTGATTTTGAAGACCCGCTTCAACTATTCCTCCAAACTTTCTTGTATCTTCGTTATATACCATAGAATCATTTATTTGAATATCAGTAGGCATATATAATGCAATTGAACCAGTTAATCGTCTAAATGCTCTTTGAAAACTAAAAAAACCTCTAACCTTTGGTGCTTTCTCTTGCATTTGTTTTTTTAAAGCAACCTGTCTTTGTTTATGCTCATTAATTAGATCTTGATCTTGTTCAGTAATAAGACCAGCACTACCCAAGAATTCTTCATTTAATATATTTTGTTGTTCATTTATATCTGCAGCCTCAATATATGAATGCATAGCATCTCTTACTGCTGCCTCTTGTTCATTATTTTTTTCAATGACCTTCATAAACTCAAACATCATAAATGGTTCGCTAGTAGCTTCAGATATACGATTCATTCTTTTTATAGCATATTCGCTTGTCTCATTGCTATTAAAGTTTACGTCATCCATAACTGTATCTTGGCCTACAGTTTGTGGATATTTCCAATGCTGTGTAAATCCTGATCCTATTCGTGCTTTATTTGATGCACCTATTAAAAAATCAGCGTCGAGATCTCTTCCTGCCATAATTGGTCCTTTGGTTTGTTATATAGTTATTTATAACGATTTGTATAAATAGTTGTATGAAAAAAACATATTCTGGATCATGGAAACCTAAAAACCTTCACAAATACAAAGGTGATCCCAATTCAATACGTTATCGCTCAATGTGGGAGCGTAATACATTTAGATATTTAGATACTAAAGCTGATTGGGTTAAATGGTGGAACTCTGAAGAAACCGTAATAGGTTATATATGTGCAACTGATAATAAACCTCACAGATATTATATGGATCTCACTATAAGAACTAAGAGTGGTCGTACAATTTTAGTTGAGATCAAACCATCTAATCAAACTCAGCCGCCTAAACGTAAAAAACTTAATGAGGCATTAACATATATGAAGAATACTTCTAAATGGAAATATGCTCAAAAGTTTTGTGATGAACGTGGTTATGAGTTTCAGATATGGACTGAGAAAGAATTAGAAGCAATGGGTATCAAAACAATGTCATTAGGATTCAAAGCCAGCAAAACAAAGACTGGCAAAAGAATATGGAAAACACTTAAGAAAAGAGTATAAATATAGTTATGATGAAAGAAGATGAAGATGACGGCAAATTAGAATTGTCCCTAAGAATACTTGGGAACGAGATAATAGGCTTTAAAATGGTAGTAGATGATTTTAAAATGAAGTGGATGCTGGTTGGCTTAGTAGCTATCGGTGCCATTTCTTGGATTATGGTAGCATTCGGACCTCAATTAATGGAGACATTTAGTGGCTAGTTTATTCGACAAGTTAGAATCAGAAGCATTCCGTAAAGGATTGCAGGCAAGAAGTAAAGAAGCAAATGCTTGGTTTGCTAATAATGTAAAGAAGCTTGGTAAGATTGGTCCAGGTAAAATGTTAGGTGATGATAGATTAAGAAAACAAGCTGGAGCTTCACCTGGCGATATGGTTATGTACACATATAATCCAAAGCTTAAACAGACTTTGCCTTACTATGATACATTTCCATTAACGATTGTTGTGGGTCCAGCGAAAGACGGTTTCTATGGTATTAACTTGCATTATCTACCACCTAAAGTTCGTGCAATCTTCTTAGATAAATTAAACGATGTTGCATCTAACCAGAAGTTTAATGCGACAACTAGATTTAAAATAACATATAAGTTATTACAATCTACAGCAAACTATAAATATTTTAAACCGTGCTTTAAGCATTATTTGACAGATAACGTAACTTCTAATATTATGAAAGTAAATGCGGCGGAATGGAATATTGCAATATTTTTACAAACAGCCAACTTTAAGAAAGCTAGTGTTGGCACAGTTTGGGCTGATTCGAGGAAACAATACTAATGTCATTACCAGTAAGCATAGATACATTAAAGTCTACAATTAACCGAAGAGGTGGTGTAGCACGAGGAAATAGATTTGGTGTGTATATAACTCATCCATCTAAAGGCATGAATAGTTTATTAAACTTTAATCCTGCTACATTGCTAAGTAACTTAATATCTGGCCAAGGTGTAAATGCTGGAGATTTTATACAAGATCCAAGAGATATGTTTTTATTATGTCAGTCTTGTACACTACCTGGAAAACGTATACTTACAACTGAAGCTACACACAACCATCACAATACAAAGAAACCTTATTCAGCTGCAACAGATGAAGTAACGATGACTTTTATGTTAACTAATGATTATTATATTAAAAAGTATTTTGATATGTGGCAAGAGATGATTGTTGATACACGAAAAGAACATTATAAAACATTTTATAAAAGTGATTATTCTACAGATGTAACTATACAGCAGTTATCAGGATCTAATGATATAGTTCCAGGATATACAGTCAAATTAGAAAATGCATATCCTATACAGGTTGGTCAAATTGAATTAAGCAATGAATCTGAAGGTTTGATGGAAGTAAGTATTACATGGGAATACGATAATTTTAGAAGTGTTGGATTAGTAGATGGATTTGAAGATGTTTTGGGTAATTTACTGGGGATAGGAAGAAACACATTAAGTGTATTTGATAGATTATTTTAATTTTTAATATGGAGTGAGATTGATATGTTACCGAAGTTAGTAACACCAAAGTATGATATGATTATTCCCTCAACAGGGGAAACAGTAACATACAGACCATATGTGGTCAAAGAAGAAAAGATTTTATTAATTGCTTTTGAAAGTCAAGACGAGAAACAAATAGAGACATCAGTTCTTGATATTATAAAGTCATGTGTAGAATCTAAAATTGATTTAAATAAATTATCAACGTTTGATATTGAGTTTATGTTTGTAACCCTACGAAGCAAATCGGTAGGTGAAGGAATTAAACTAAATATGCCGTGTGAATCATGTGAGCATACAAACGAAGTTAAAATTAATTTAGATGAATTAAATGTAGCAAATTTAGATGAAGAAATAGATAAACATGTTAAGTTAACAGATGATATAAGTGTTGATTTAAAATGGATGGCGGTAAGCGATAGATTAAGTGCAGCAGAAACAAAAACTGAAACTGACTCTGTCATAAACTTAGTTGCTAAATCTATTGAAACAATTTATAGTGGTGAAGAAATTCATTCTACTAAAGATGTTACGAAGAAGGAAGTTGTTGAGTTTGTTGAAAGTTTAAATACTGATCAATTTCAAAGTATAACTGAGGTAATAGGTAAATCACCATATCTAAATTATACAATGAAATTTGATTGTGAGAAATGTGGTCATAGTCATGAGAGGGAGTTAAATGGATTAGCTGATTTTTTTCAGTAGCCCTTTCCCATAATAGCATATCGCATTACTATACGCTAAACTTTCAGTTAATGACACAACATAATTTTAGGTTAGAAGAATTAGATAATATGATGCCGTGGGAAAGGGAAATTTATCTCTCTCTTTTGGAAGAACATATTAGAAAACAAAATGAAAGGATAAAAAAACAAAATGGCTAAGACACAAGAAGCATTACTCGGCGAAGTAGTACAACTTCTGCGAAAGCAGAATCAACTTAGTACGCGCGATAGACTAAGAGAATCAGAAGAAGCTAAACGTCAAGAAAAACTTACAGAGACAACTACTGATACTCAAGCAACTACTGGAATGATGATTGATTCAGCTACTGACTTTCAACGTAGGTATTTAGCAGGTCAAGCAAAAACATTTACTGATAGAGCTACTGGTAATAAGCCAACTGGGGCAAGACAAGAGTTAATGTATGAATCATTAAAGAATATTAAAAATATTCTAGCTAGTCAAATGCAATTTTGGGAAAGTTTAATTGATCTTGGAAATCAAAGAAATAGTCTTATGGCGGAAGAAGCTAAGCTAGATAAAAAATTTAGATTAGATCAAATACGTAATGCAAATGAAGCACGATTAGAAAGTATTAATCCTCAATTAGCCATGGCGGGTGGTGCGGGTGCTGCATTAGCTTTACCAGCTCCAGCAGAAGATGAAGATGGTGAAGGTGGTGGAATATCTGCTTTAGGCGCAAGTGGACTTACACTCGCTGCTTTAATGGTATGGAAGAAGATTAAAAGTGGAATGAGATTTATATTTGGATTACCTGGAAAGATTGGATTTGCTATTAAGCAAGCAGGTAAATTAATATTTGCTAAATTCTTGTCAACAAAAGCTGGTAAACCATTTATGAAAAACATAGGTAAAGTAAGAGCTTGGCCTATTATACTTGCTGCCATGGTTGCTAATAGTTTTTATAGTGGAATAAAAAGTGCATTTGCTGATGATCAGACTGGTGGTAGTCCTCATTCAGATAATGCGGATGCTGAAGATCAATCAATGTTAGACAAGATATTAGATAATAATGTATTTAATACCGCAATGAATGCTTATTTAGGATTTAGTGTTGCTAACTTTTTAACTAAAGGAAAATTAGGTGCTTCAATAGCAACGGCCACTCTTGCTTCTTTTAGGACATTAAAAAATGCAAAATTAAGTGGGGCTTTACTAAGAGCATTTGGTATGGCAGGTGGTGCAATTGGTTTAGGATTATCTGCACCGGCTTGGGCAGCTATGATATCTGCTGCGCTAGTTTGGTATCATTGGGATTCTATTACAGGTGCTTTAAAAAAGGTCATACTTGATCCACCAGCTACTGAACCACAATTATTAGATGCTGCTGCGTTAGTAGGTGGTGATTTTGATATAGGACTTTCAGAGCAGGCTCTTAATATGGATGCTATGGATGAATCAGATGAAATAGCTGAAGCTGCTATAAAGAAAATTGAAATGCAAGAGCGAAGAGAGGCTAGCAAATTAAGGAGACAATACCGAATAAGGAAAGGTATATTAAGGACAAAAGCTAACCAAGGTAGACATACTTTTACAGCTAAAGACAGTGTAGCGATGACAGCATTACTTACTGAACAACTATTAGCTAGTAGTAAAAGCCAACTTGGTGCAATGAATATGCCAGCTCCTGATGATAATATGGTAGATCTAGTTCGTATGAATAGAGAAATGACACCAATAGAATATAGTAAAGCAGAAAATTTAGCTAGTCTTATAAAATTAAATAACGATATGAAATCAGAGGGTCGTATGTCGCAATTAGGCCCTGCAGGTTCTGCTTCGGCTCCAGTTATAATTGCTCCTCAAGACAATAGTAGCAGTAGTGTTAATGTCAATACATACACTCCATTCCAACCTTCATGGGGTGGTGCTACAGCAGAGGCATATGAACGTCATACCACATTCGGTGGTAATGGTGCCGGAAACTGGTTCTAAAAAA